TCAAAACCTATCAGACTCTAACTGCAGGAGAAGGACTTGGTATATTTGCCGCTGGTAGCCACTTACTTACTATTATTGGAACTACCTTCTATGACAATGGAGTTGCTAATGCTACCCCCGTTGATGGTTCAGATGAGTATGATTTCATCTACTCAGTAGACCAATCTCAAGTCTTTTTTAAGAATGAGAGCCACGGATATGTCTATACCATTGCAACAAGCACCATTTTAGATTTACAAGGCACCATAACGACGCAAAACGGTACGACCATATCAGGTACGCCTGTTGTAACATTATCTGCATCCAATCCCGCAATTCAGATTGGACAGATTGTGACAGGGACAGGTGTTCCCCTTGGCACTTATGTTTTAACTATATTTGGTACTGCCTTAACTTTAAGTCAAAATGCTACAGCTTCTGCAACCGTTACTCTTACCTTTACTACCTCTTATCCTGGTACTACTGTATCGGGTGCGGTGTTTGTGGACGGGTATTATGTTGTTGGGACTCCTCAGGGTTTGCTTTATAACTCTAACGTAGAAGACCCTACAACTTGGCAAGCAATTAACTACATTGGAGTAGTGTCTGATGCTGACCCTTTATTGGCTATTGGTCGGACAATTAACTATATCGTAACATTTGGTTCACATCATATTGAGTTCTTCTATGATGCAGGTACATCCCCAGGCAGTCCATTTCTACCATATCAGAACTCTGTCATTCAATTTGGAGCCGCAGCAGAAGACTCTTTAATACAAATGGATAACACTCTTGTTTGGATGGGTACAAGCCACCAAAAAGGTTTTCAAGTAATGGCAATGTCTGGTCAATCCCCTCAGATTATCTCTAACCAGTATATTGAAAGAATTATTAATAATTGCAATCCTGACCTTGCTTATGCTTTTAGCATCAAAACATCAGGGCACTCCTTATACGTATTAACCCTTAGAGACTTAGGGTATACCCTAGTATATGACTTTGCTCAAAACGGCTGGACATACTGGACTTCCACTGAAAATAACGTAGAAGGTTATTTTAAGGGTCAGTTCTATACCAAGTTTAATGACATGGATTTACTTCAACATGAGACTAACGGTAAGGTCTATGAGTTTGACTCTAATACCTATCAAGATGATGGCAACCCCATTACCGTATTGGCTCGTACACCTTTAGTTGATGGTGGCGATAATTTACGTAAATTTTGGAGAAGCGTCCAAATTGTAGGCGATAAGATTGATTCTTATGCCCTAGTACGCTATACCAGTGATGACTATCAAACTTGGTCTTCGTGGCAGAACGTTAACCTCAATACCGCTAAATCCGAAGTCCATAGACTAGGGCAAGGCCGCAGAAGAGCGTTTGACTTGTTACACCAAGATAATGTACCCTTGAGACTTGAATATTTTGAAGTGGATGTCGAAAAGGGGGATACATGATTGAATACAAAGAAGAGACTTTTGACCAAGTAATTGATGAAATTAAGCCTTTATTAGAATACCATTGGGAAGAAATAGCCTTAAATAAAGAGGTTATCAAACTCAATCCAAACTATGAAATGTATGAAAAACTGTGCCATGCTGGGGTAATGAGGATTGTTACAGCTAGAGATGACGGTAAATTAATAGGTTATTGTATTTGCATTATTGCCTATAACTTGCATTATAAAGATAGTTTGACAGCTACAAATGATATATTTTTTATATCTAAAGATTATCGAAAAGGCTCAACAGGAGTAAAATTGTTCATTAAGAACGAGGAAATCCTAAAGAGCTATGGTGTTCAGCGTTTAATAATGAATACTAAAGTACACCAAGATGTTGGTGCAATATTTGAGCGTTTAGGATACAAACAGACTGAACGTGTGTTTGGTAAATTAATAGGATAGAATCATGGCAGAATCAACCGCAGCAGCAGCAGAATTTGTAGGCCCTGTATTAGGTGCTGGAGGAGCAGATGTTGCAGCCGCAGATGCAGGTGCATTAGCATTTTCAGCAGATGCCGCAGCACAAGCAGCAGCAGGAACAATGTCTGTTGCAGACGCATTATCTAATGGTGCAACTGCAAGTCAATTACTTCAAGCTGGACTTTCAGGAGAGCAATTAGCTCAAGCTGGATTAACTGCAGAACAAATTGCACAAGCGGGTGGAACTGCGGCTCAATTAGAAGGTGCTGCTGCAGGTGCTCAAGCTACGCCATTCCAATTAGCAGACGGTTCAATGGGTTCTATTCAAGGCGGTGATATTCTTGATGCTTCTGGTAAAGTTATTGCCCAAGGTGGCGTAGGAACTACACTGGGTGACTTAGCTGGATATGCCAAGACTGGTGCTCAATTAATAGGCGGTATTGGACAATTAGGACAAGCTGCATCATTACTTGGTGGCGGTGCTACTAAACCAGGTGTTGCAGACCCATACGCAGCATACCGTTCACAAGCAGCTTCCCAGTTACAGAACTTACTGGCAAACCCAAATACCATTACTTCTACTCCAGGTTACCAGTTTAACCTTCAACAAGGCTTACAGGCTCAACAGGCTCAACAAGCTGCACAGGGTCGTTTAGTATCAGGCGGTGGATTGTTACAAGCTCAACAGTTTGGTCAACAATATGCTACTTCTAGCTTACAACAACAACAAACCTTACTAGCCACATTATCAGGTGCTAATCAAGCTCCTGCAGGTGCAGCACAAGCTCAACAAGGTATTAACTTTGGTCAAGCAGGTCTAGGTGCGTTGGGATTACAACAGTTAGCTGGTGGAGCAGCAAACGTACTAAACCCATTACAAACACTCTATTCCCAATACAATCAATCATCTCCTTCGGTGAGTTAATATGGCAAGTCTTTCAGAATTAGCTAATGTATTGCAAACAAGCCCTGCTCAAGCATTTAGGCAGGAAGATATTGCATCGCAACAATATGGATTACAGCAACAAAAAATACAACAAGTTCAAAAAAGCATGGCACCTCCTTTGGCTGGAATGACTGGAGTAGGCGCTGGTGGTGGTCAACCACAACAAGGTTTGGGGCAGATGGCTGGAAATATATTGCCTCCAGAATATAGCCTTACTTCAGCTGATGGTCAATTAACTACTTCTGGTTTATATAGCAAAACTAAAACATCGGCATTAAAAGATGAGCAAATGGCTCAAGCTGCTTTGCAAGATGCTAATTATTATGAAGCAATAGGCAAATCAGAGCTTGCTGAAAAAGCCAAAGAAGAATCTCGTAGATTAATGACTCAAGCAAAACTTACAGATATTGAAGCACAAAAAATAAGAACTGATGGCAAAGACGACCTTATGAGTTCTTTATATCGTGCAAAAAGTCAAACTGATTTTGACCAAAGGTTAAAAGATGGTTTAGAAAGAACTGGCGTTCCAATGCCAAAAGAATTTCCAACCACTTGGACTCCAGATTTAAAAGAAAAGTTCATTGCCAAAATGTCTCCTACTATGAGACAAAAAATGGAAAGTGAAGACCTTGCAGAAGCTGCTTCTAAACGTGCTGCGAAAGCTCTTGAAGATAGAGAGCGTAAAAATAATGCGGCAGACCAAAATAATTTACCAAAACAACCCGTTACAAAAGTTGTAGATGGAAAAGTTGTGCCTACAACGTTTGATGATGCACTTGCTAATCCAAAGTACGGAGTTGCAACAAGTAAAGTATCAACCGATGACAAAAAAGTTGCACGTAGGGTTAGTACCGACTCACAATTAATTCTTTCTAGTTTAGATGACGTATCAACACTAAATGAAAACGGTTCAAAAAGTCTTACAGGAACAACATTTTCTAATCTCCCAGATAAAGGTTTATTGACTGCCCCAGCCAAAGCATTGGCAAATAATATGTCTGATACCGATGCACAAATGTATGATTCAATTCTTGGGCCAGCTACTCGTGAAATGGTGCAATTCTTAATGCCAGATTACCGCCCAACTGATGCTGCATTTCAAAAGACTGAAGCAATCTACAAAGGAAGGTCTGGAGAGCCACATATTGTTCAAATTCAAAAATTGGCTAAATTGCGTCAAGACTATGAAAATGCTGGTAAATCATATTTAGATGCTGGAATTATGAATGCAGAGCAAGCCAAAGAATTCAAGGCTAATGTGTTAAAGTCTCGTCAAATGATTCCTTACTCTGTTAAAGATGTAATTGAATTTAGAAAAGAAATGGAAAATAATCCTGATTTATCTATGGATGATTTTTTAAGAAGAAAAGGTCTTATTAAATCAAAAGATGAAAAATCATCTGTATCGGTAAAAGGCACTGGTACTAAAGAAGACCCAATCAAACTAGACTAAAGAATACTATGCCAGTATATGAATACCAAGGTCAGCATTATGATATTTCTGAAACAGACCCATCTAAAGCTAAAGAGAAAATTCTTTCTCATTTAGTAAAGTCTGAACCAAAAACAGAAGTAACTGTAGAAGGTGCTCCTGCCGATATTCCAAAAGCTGACTATAAACCTGCAACTGGATTGACAACACCACAAGTAACTGAAGGTGGTGCAGCATTTTTGGCTCCTACATCTCTTCGTAAAGAAGTTCCAGTAGCAAAACAAACATTTGGTTTTGACCCTTCTCGTATAAATAAAGTCCCGTTATCTGAGTATGGTTCTAATATTGCTAGGGGTGCGGCTACTGGTGGAGCAATAGGTGGTGTTATTGGTGGTTTTACTGGCCCAGGAATACTTGCAACTGCAGGGGGTGGTGCTGTAATGGGTGCCGCATCTGGTTTGGCTGAATCAGTTGCTAAAGACCTTGGATATGGCCCTGGAACACAGACGCTTGCTGGGTTAGCTGCTGGTATGCCAGCCCCAGTAAAATCTACAACCGACTTTTTAGTTAAATCTAGATTAGCTCAAAAAGTATTTGGAATGGCTGAGACTGCAGCTTATACAATGATGCCTGGAGTAGCTGGTAAAGTTGCAAAGTTATCTAAGTTTATTCCTCAAGGAGAAGCAAAACTTGCGGCTCGTGATGTTGAATCTGCATTAGGTACA